CGATTATCTGCTGACGCTCCTCCGGAGACAAGCGTCGTATGATCTCGTGCCTGCGACCGTTCGCTTCAGAAGCGAAGTTCTCCCATGGGTTGTTGGGATCGCCAGTGAACTCGTAGCCACGCCCTTCGGGTGCAGCGTCGGCGTCTATCGCCCTTCGATCTCGTTCAGCCGTGAGAAAAGCGAGCCATTGCTCGCGACCCGGCTCGTTCTCAGCCCAACCCCTGATTGTTTCTATATCTTGTTCAAGTTCTTCATCCGACATCCCTGCAACCGTCCGGCGGCGGCTTTCCCACTGCGCCAATTCGCGCCACTCCGCACGCGTTTCAGCATCCATGTTGTCGATACGAAGACCCGCTGCCAGAAAACCATCATCCTCATCTCTAATAATGGCGTGAATCGCATCGCTATCGGCTTGCGTTAACAAATATTCCCTTGCCTCAGGACGCATACGAGGACGCTGCGGAGCGTCGTCTGGAAGGTCAGCCTCAGGATCAGGAGGACCGCCTCCTTGACTTTCGGGAGTTTCAGGAAGATCATCTGGACCAAACTCGGCAGCCCTACGACGAGCCTCTTCAGGATCAATAGCATCTGGGGCATCTGCCTCTGCACGACTATCCCTCTCTGCTATCAGCCGGTCGTAATAATCCGGGTCATGACTACGCGTGTCACCGTCAAGCGGACGCGGTGCAGCATCCGGCAAATCCCTGTCTCTCAAAGCCTCTTGCGTCCTGATGTGTTGAGCAATCTGCTCATCAGTAGCATTAGAAACGTTGATTAATTGTCCTTGTCCGGGCCGGTGATCGCCCGGACGGCCACCGGGCGTTACCCCGGTACCCGGCCTATCCGCTGATTCAGGAACCAAATCCTCTACCGCTTCCGCCACATCCTCCGTAGCATCCTCAGCGGCCTCCTCCTGACCCGGAACATCCATCTCCCCCGCAATCAGCGACTCAATAAACGCTTCCCGATACTCCGGCTCCTCCTGCATCCGACGCTCATGCTCTTCTAAATCCACACCATCCGGCAAACCAATCTCATCAAATTCTGATTCTCTGTCCCGATCCGGTGCATTGCCAGCAGCGTCACCGGCTTGACGACGTTCCCCCTCAAGTTCGCGTGCCGCCCTCACGGCCCGTGCGGCCTCCGCGGTCGGACCCGAACCCCTATTGTGCTGCTGATTTACCCCAGTAAACCCTTCCATGAATGCGTCCCAAAACGACCGATAGTCCTCATCCATAGGATCATCGCCGCGAGCCACCTCAGCATCAAGAAGACGTTCCCGACTCCCTTCACTGGCAGCGGCATCAATGCGACCGACCAACTCATCCAAGTTTTCGATTTCGCTAGCCCGCGCCTCCTGCCTGTCCGCCCTAGCCAAACGCCTATCTGCACGACGCAACCGGCGCTGACCGCGCCCAGCCAACCGTCGCTCACGGCCACGCGCACCCATGGAACGGTCACCGGGCTTGTAGTCAATATCTTTTCCATTCCCGTCAACCAGACGCGATGCAGACGGGATCGACCTCAAACCCGCCGCCAACTCTCTCCCAAGTTTCGTAATAAAACGACTACCAGCAGGACGTTCCCAAATTGTGCCCTCCTGAACCAGCATGTCATTATCACGATCAATAGCACCAGCCTCATAAGGAACAACCTTCGGAACCCTCCTCAACGGGTTACGAATCTTTACTTCAAACTCAGCCTGATCAAACAGACGCGCACGAACAGCCACCTGATTGACATGCGATTCACGATTCAAATTCATGTTCCGTCATCCTCCACCTCTTCCGCCTCAGGCAAATTCGCCAGCGCTTCCGGATAGAGAGTTTGCAAATCTTCGACACCACGATCCGTGGACAAGTGGAACCGTGCCAACGTCAACGCTTCTTCTTTATCCAATTCTTCAGGCAGTTCGTCAAGTACATAGTTGGCTACAAGTTCTATAATGCCTAACCTTCTAGGGTTATTACGAGCAGTAATATACTCCTGCATCTTGGTGAGAGTTTCTTCGCTTACTTTGCCCATATCAATCTCTCCTTACGCCAACCATGGCGGAGTTTCCCCATCAGGGTTATCCAGACGCCATTGCCGACGCGCAGCCGTACTCCAACCACCTGAATCCATGTTCTGCGGACGGTCCAGTGCCCTTCCTAGCGGTTCAGGCCGTCGCGCTCCTGCTGGGGCAGCACGATCATAAGCCTCCACAAGCGCCTCGTAACGCTCCCTTATCTCATCAGGCATATTCATGAGCGCACGATCGTTCCACCTGCTACGCATTGACGCCATCTCAGCCCACATATCCTGATGACTCATCGCTGCTATCGCATCTAGAGAGGAGGGGAGGGCGGCATTGTTATCCACCGTGGGAGGTCGGGGACGATTCGCTTCCGGAAGTTGCCCTTGATCCACCCGAATAGACGCAATGGTTTCATGAAAAATACGAGCCAGTTCTGATTCGCTGATTACAAAATCGCTGCTACCCGTGGCGGGAGAATACCGCTGTCCATCAACAGTTTCTCGCTGCACCCACCATTGTCCGTATTTGGTGCCCATGGCACCCGGAAACTGGTCTTCCCCCAAAGGAGACCCGTCAACGGCTAACCGTTCCCACGGGTGACGACCCTCAGATTGCAAAACTGAATGCCCCAACATCGAAGTCACATTTGCAGGATCGCGATGGTACGCCCCAACCAGACGTTCTGCTTCATCCCTCATACTCTCACTCAGAAGGACGCTTTCTAGACCAGCGTCAAACTTGCTGACTTCTATCGCAAGAAAATGAGTCATTCCCTTGGCGGCAGACCGATCGTCAAAACCGTGTCGTCCCCAAATCACAGGACCATCAGAAGCAGGACCAACGTGGACATGGCGTATCAGCCCTGTCTCAACCAGACTGGCCCACGCGTAATTGTTATAAACAGTCGCAAAACCAAGACCCTTAGCACCACTGTTGTACATCGTCCCATTATTGATATGTCCAGTTCCGTCAGCCTTCAGATATACCGTGCGACTTGTGGAACCAGACGATACCCAATCACCCCATGAACCATCAGCGTTCTTTCTTCTTACAAAGATATTTGCACTAAAACCAGTTGTAGTCGTACCCCCGCTTTTATTAATAGAAATATCCGGTACGCCACCAGACGCATTAGTAGAGATCATAAATTCAGCATCTGGACTTCCCGGTGCAGTGAACCGGTTCTCTACCCCCAAGGAATACGCCTCTGTGATCAGTTCTTTAATCTTTGTTTTTCGCTCCGCAGTCAGGTTATGACCCTCTCCAAACCACTCTCTTTCTAAACCGAATTCCTCAAGACCGAACCGGGCTGGGCGGCCATGCCGCGCAGAACGCTCACCAGAAACAGCACGAATCTTATTCATTCGCCTGCCCATAATTCTCTGCGATACAGCCTGAAGCCACGGCAAATCAGCATCAGGAACATTCGGTTCATTAGCAGGATTTGCCCTCCGAATTGCATCACGATCCCAATTGTCCAAAATAGAAGTGATCTCTTGCACCATGTCACGCTGTCCATCGGGCTGATTGCCAATTTGTTGCAAATGACGAAGCATCTGAGTCAATACCCGTTCCTCTAGCAACTCCCCAGATGCCGGGTTTCCAGCCTCTTCCCATTCTCTACGCCTGCGAACACCCAAATCGTTCCAATCAACCCGATAATCGTGTCCCTGAACGCCCCCTCCTGCGATGCCCTCTAAGCGTGTTCTGAGAATGGCAAGTCCTTCGGTCTGACCCTCGCCGTCCACGGCCAACCTTTCACGAACAGCAACTAATATCTCGTCCAACCCCGCGTCTGAGGGAACATCCGGCGGATTATCACCCCAGATCTCTTCACCCAAAAGAATGCCCGCGGGATCATCAACGTTGACTTCTTGCGGCCTGTGCCAATCCACGGCGGTACGAATCGGGTAGAGCAACTGTGACCCTGCATGGTCGCGACCGTGCTGCGCTTCTACATCAGGCCAATCATTGAATATCTGCTGCAACGCTTCCTCACCCAACTGTTCAACAATGCGCTCCCTGATCCGTTCCACTGCCCGCTGGGCAGGACGTTCTGCATCTGAAACAGCAGCAATGCGGGCTTCGGCGGTGTTAGGAGCATCAGGTACATCTATCTCAGGCGTCTCATTCTGCGGGGTCGGCCCCTGTGGTCCCTCACCTTCCCCTCTACGCCCAGCCTCCAACTCCTCATACCGCCGCCCCACCAAAAAGTCGCGATCCATAAAATCGGGGAATGCGGCGTCGATCTCCGCCATTTCTCGCTGGATGTTCTCCGGGGTCATATCCTCTGGTCGATCGGGATACCGAATCCCCATCACCTTGTCTATGTTTTCTCCCCTATCCATCGCTGCTTGGGCATCGTTTTCTAGTTGCTCTATTCGACCGGGAGGTCGTGGACGCTCCGGTGCATCAGGTGTATCCGGGCTACGCGTCGGGCGCTCCTGATGGTACCTACGACGTAAACGAGCATAAGGACCGGGATTTTCATCATCATCAGGCAGAGGTGGAGGCATGTGATCCATAAGCAACGCTGCTTCTGCACGCATGTCGTCATCCCACTCTTCACGAGCAATCAAGTCTTCCGCTGCGAGGACCAAAGATGCCCTAGCCTCCCACCGGGGACGTTGTGCCTCCAAGTTCCGCTCTTCGGCTAGGTTGGGGTCTTCTATCCGCTGCACTAGTTTTTGAATTTGCTCCACCGACAGGCGATCGTCCTTTTCGTCAGCCCCCTCCCTCTGCTTTTCCAACAACCTGTTGACCAATTGACCACGATCGTTGATGTTCCCGTCCTCATCGAAGTAACGACCAAAACGACGTTCGTGGTGTTCCCTCTGCTCCACGGCATCACGACCGCCACCCGGCTCATAGTCATCGTCGCGCCAAAATGCCCGTTCCGGCAGACCACGCTGTGGGAAACGATTGCCTACATTCCGTAGAGAACGATCATCCGGCAGGCTGCCGTCCTCTTGGACACGAACCGCCTCAATCAGATCCTGAACATCCCTTGCTTCCTCTTCCGGAGTCGGATCCAAAATCGTTGCATCCCTACCCTCCAAAGCATTTATGTGTTCTCCAACAGAGTGTCCTGTTCTTTCCCTAACCTCTTCATCGTCCTCTTCGCGCCGTTCGTTGAACCCCCGCTCCTCAAAAAGTCGGCGCAATGGACGAGTTATCCTGTTGATAATTCCATCGACCTCTTCCCGGTCAACCGCTGCCTGTTCTGCCCGATCACGATCCGCAATCGCCTCATCCTGACCCTCAGCAAAACGATCCAAGCGGGCAGCCCTACGCTCGCGCCGCTCTTCCCGACGGCGATCACGTTCTGAAAAATCAACCTCAGCGCCCTCACGCTCGTCTCGCCTTCGGATCGCCCCCTCCCGACCCCTAGCGAATCGTTCCAACGGGCCTGTTCTATCTCTAGCCGGTTCCGCTTCTTCTTCTTCGGCTTCCGGCTCTCCCCTTCGCCTTTGGCGACGATCACGTTGACGGGGATCTCTCTCCATCAAACCTTCCCGTTCCTCCCGATGACGTTCATCCAACTCCGCCACTTCTCTGTCAAAAGCGTCACGCTCTTCACGAAGACGACGCAATTCACCGGCACGCTCTATGTCCGACTGGGCGCGGGCAACATCCCTATCAGCCCGTTCCCTTTGTCTCCCTGCCCGACGGCGACGCCTCTCAGGACTACCCATGGCACGAAGAACACGCCGACGAACACGATCAACCGACTCGTCTACTTCGCCCCTGTCAACCGCTTCACCTTCAGCAATAAGACGACGATCTCGTTCACCAATACGACCCTCCTGCCCGACGGCGATACGATCCACCCGACCAGCCCGACGAACCTGCCGACGAGACATTTGTCGCAAAGGAGAACGTTCATGGTCTCCCGGCTTGTAATCAATCCGATGACCACGATCATTTTCAAGAATTCCGGAACTGACTAAACGCCTTGCACCCTGAGCAATACCCCTGAACACGGCACCCGCTGGACGTTCCCATATCGTCCCCTCCTGAACGATCCCATCGTTGTCGCCGTCACGGGCATGTCGGTCATACGGAACAACCTTCGGCATCCGACGGGCAAAAGAAGAAATCCTGCCTAGACCTCGCCGCCGACGACGGCCAAAAACCTTCATAGAAATATCAGAACTTTCAGCAGCACGATTGAATAAAGCCGCCTTCATCTCTATGAGGGAATCTTTATTCAGTCCTGCTGTATGACTAATACGAATCTGAGAAACACTCCAACTGCGAACAGGCAAAGGACTCACATACTTGGCGAGCGCCTTTTGCTGAACAAACGAAGCAACGTAAGGGTTCCTTTCAGGCCGAAGGCTCTTCCCTTCCGGTCTCCGGCCACGTTCCTCAATTTGGGGTTTAGCCAGATAATGAGGCTTTTTGCCACCCTTGCGTCGTGGTGCCCGTTCCGACAGGTACAACTGGAACACCCACCGTGGAACGATCTTCCGCATCCCGACTGAATCATAAACAACGATTCTTTCGTTACCGTTTTTGATTTTCCCTGAATAGGTAACTTGTACTTCGTTTTTAAACTCTGTAACCCACCTCTCCAAAGAAAGCGTTGGATTGACTTTTACCTCTGGATCCCTGCTGATCGCAGCCCACCGGGTCCGCATCTTTGCTCCGATTGCGGCAGGAATTTCTCCCTGACGCTCAACCTTCACGGTTCCCTCAGGGAAAACATAATTAACCGACTTGACACCCTTAGTTAGCAGCCGTACTTCATCTCCGGCCATTCCCCCACTTCGTGGAATTTTCGATGTCACCCATGCCGCATCCTTAAAGGCGTCATGATCTTTGATCTTGATCAATTCTTCCGGCCCGACCCGTGGTTCATAAACAACACCGTCCCTGCGGACAACACGAGTTGTATTCGGATTTTTCTTAGCGTATTCAGCCACATCTTTGACGGCGCTGTCTCGCCTTCGTATGTCTGGCTTCGACTTTGGTTTTGTCGCTGCCTCACGAACAACAGCAAACGGGTCACCCTTGGGTGCCTTTGAAACCACATCCCTAGCCACAGAAGGGAGGTCATCTCCTCGTTGGAACCGCCGTTTCATTTTGTCTCTGTCAACAGCGGTGATGGCTCCCGGCCCCTTTCCGGGGGCATCAAGAATAAGGCCACCACAATTGCTCAACTTCGGATCGGCAAAGCGGCCACCATTCAAATATCCAGAGGGACAACGCAACGCCGAACCGCTGATACTAGGCAAACCGGCACCCAACCCACCACCACGACCGCCGCCCCCACCGGGAGTCAGAGCGCCGTAAAGCGCTGATCTGCCCGGATTACGATATTTACCCATATCGCCGGGAATGAAGAACGAAGCCATACTTTGCAACGTCCGACCCAGCCGCCCATGACTTCTGATCAAGCCGACCTTTTCGTGGACTGTAAGCCTGCGAGGGGAATGGTTCTCGTCCCAATCAAACGAACCCGGTACTGGCACAGACTTGGTACCAGCCATAAACCTTGCTGCTTTATATTCAACGGCATTCTGATCGCCGTTAATCGGCCTAGTCGTAACACCTTTGATTTCCCGCGACCAACGACGATACAAACGCCAACTTGCGATTTCTAAACCACAATCGTCGCTTTTTCTGCCCCGCCGCCTGCGCTTGCCGGGGATTACCCGTCTCGCCACACGCAAAACAGGTCCAAGTTTTCCACCTGCATGGTGGTTTCCCTCATTTGGCCACTGGCCAGTAGTTTCATGATGGAGCCAAGCACATAGAGGTTTGAGTGGATACAACTCAGGATGATTGGCCAAGATGATTATGCAACGACGAAATCCACCCGGCTTCCGCATAATGGGACGCCAGAATTTAATGAGGTGTTCTAAATTCCCACGGCGTGGCCCCCGGCCACGAAGAATGTCGCCAGTGATCCGTTCCTGTGGGAAAATGTCAATTACGTCTTGAGGTGCCTTGACCTCAAGTGTCATCTCAGTCATTCCACTCCCTACAGGTGACTAGTTTTTCGTGTTCTTCTTCTTTTTCTTGGGGGTCTTTCCGTCCTTATACGCTTCGTTCACATTGGGGGTGCTTTCGTCGTCTTTGACATAATGACCCTTCGCTGTCCGTGCCCGTTCACCCGTGGCCTCAGCCTCAGGTTCTGGTTCCGGAGCAGGAGCAGGAGCCTCAGGCTCTTCTCCTACCGTTACGATTCGCCCAAGATTGGGATCGAAATAACTTTTCTTATCCATTGGTATTACCTTCCATAGAGGAATTAGGTTGGGTCATCATCTCTTCCCTTGCATGTATTAGTCCCATCACTGGTTTCAACAATGGCGCACATGCAGGGTCATTTAGCATTTCCCGATAAGTCATCAAAAGCAAAGTCATGATGTCTTTGCTAGCAGGAGAAGGAACTCGCTCAACACGAGTCATCGTCCCGTCCCCATTGAGTCTTACAACGGCTTTCACCTCATCGGGATCGAACACTGAACATCACTCCGATGGCTTTTCGTCTGTTTCCATTTCAAGCATCTGAAGTTCCATCAGCGAAGCAGTGAACTCTGCTTCTTCAGCGGTTTTCTTCTCTGACCACTCAGTCGGGAGGAGTTCAACCTTCCCCATTTCTTCGGCCCTCTTGGTGATGTGATCCCTCACCTCCGAAGACTTAGTCCTGAGCGAAGCCTTAATGGCGTTTTCAAGATCTTCCCCGCTCACAATTGGATAAGAACCATCAGCCATTGCCATGCCGTCGTTGATTAGATCTTCCGTAGCCTCACTGATATGAGCCATCTTCAAACGGAGTTCCGCTTCGATGGAATCCTTCATATCGCGCAATGCCTTGATCTCGTCTTCTTCCTCATCGGTCAGTTCGATCATGTCCGAACCAAGGAACTTGCCGTCAACGCTGACGTATGCGTCGTATGACTTTCCGTCAGCACCGTCAATTTCGACAACGTAAGCGTCTTCACCTTGGAAGATGTCAACGTCCACACCAAGAGACTTGCCCTCAATGTTTCGTAGGGCTTCCACTTCGGCCTCATTGAACGAAACAATCACACGATCATTTCCTTCGGCAGACTTCTCTTGAACCTCTGGATCCAACATGATCCAACCCAAAGAAGAACCGTTCCCGGCGTAATACGCCTCCACAATCCCGTCATCGGTTTTCAGGTCAAGAACAAAGATGTCGTCCTTGGGCGCATAGCCAGAATCGACAACCTGACCGCCGAACTCCGTCTCAGCAGAAACCTCTACCTCTAGCAAACCGGGAAGACCCTTTTCGCTGACGCAACCACCACGACAGAAGTTGCACACATCGCCCTTAAGAATCTTGCGTTCGATGGCGCATAGGAAGCCACCACCTTCCAAGGATTTGGTGTCTGTATCCAATCGGGCCAAACGACTTTCCAAAGCATCTGAATCCAAAGCGTCCATTACTGTCATGGGTTCGTCATCTTCTTTGCCAATAAGAACAGCCATTGGAAGAGCCGGGACCATGTTCTTTTCGTCATCGTCCTCCTCTTCGTCCGGATCTTCCCCATTGGCTAGAGCCATCAAACGAGCGAGACGGTTCTTGCCCGGTTTCTTGCCGAAGCCCTTCCCGTCGTCATCGTCCTCGTCATCAGGAACAAACGGAGGAGCCACTGTCCCTGCGCCAACAGGGGTCATTGGAGACGCACTAGGTACGGCCTCCGCAGGTACGGCCCGCATGGGTGGCTTGGGTGCAACCATAGGCATAGGTGGCTTGGGTGCAGCCATGGGCATAGGTGGACGGGGCGGCGGACGGGGCAAATCTTCTTCATCGCCCGGAACATGCACCTTGGGATCGTCGTCATCAACCTCAACGACATAAGCCTTCATATCGTCAGTGATCTCTGAAGGATCCATTTCCACCACAACTACCCGTCGCTTGGCAGGAACCTCGTTCTTTTCATCTTCCTCCTCATCGAACTCAGGTGCCCCCGGCTGCATTTCAACCCGGTCATACGGGTAGCCAGTTGATACAGGATGCTGACGAGTAACAGCCTTTTCGTCGGCTTCACTCTGTTCCTCTCCACTTTTCTCTTCTACCTCTTGCACCTCTTGTTCGCCTTCAGCAAGGACTTCTTCGACTGCTGCCGCAACCTTCTCTTCCATGTCCTCTTCTGGGGCATCTTCGTCGGAGGCATCCTCAGCAGGAGCATCCTCAGCAGGGGCGTCCTCTTCGGGGGCGTCCTCTTCGGGGGCGTCCTCAGCAGAAACCTCCTCAGTGCCATGCTCTTCGCAGTCATCATCTTCACACTCTTCAACAGAATGATCTGACTTAGTTTCTGTCTCTGACTCCAAAGAGGCTGCAACCTCCTCTAGAGCAGCAAGTTGATCCTCAAGAGTCTTCTCTTCAGTCTCATCTGTGTTGGTTTCTTCGTTTTCAGCCATTTTTGACTCCTATTGGGCAGGCTCGGTGCTTAACCATTCGATACTTGACAAAGCCTTACCCATAGCGAGGGCAACGCTCACTTTCGCTTCTTCATCCCCCGGCAACAAAACCTCTAAAGTTTTATTACCGGAAGCAAACGCTTCGGGAGTAGGAAACCTCACGGCCACTCCAACTCCGACCAATGCCTCTACAACATCGGCAATTTCATCTTCCGTTTTGCATTCCAAAGGAAGAGTCTTAGAAAATTCTTCATACGATCCGGACATCAACACCTTCTCTTCTGGATCTTTACGCTCAAGTGGCCCCTCAGAAGGCATGACTTCAGAAACAATGCTCTGAAGCGTGTCAATAACCTGAGTGATCTTCGTAACATTCATGGAAGAAATCTTGCGGCCAGCCTTCTCTTCTATTTCGCCGCCCTCACTCTTCGCTCCATCACAACCACATCCGCCACCCGACCCGCATCCGCAACCCGCGCCCTTGGTCTCTTCATCCAAAACCCGAACAAACGTTTCCAACACAGCAGCCTTGGGCTGGGAAAACAAAAACTCATTCTCATCTTTATTGAAAGTGTATGAAATGACCCATGCTTCATCGTTCTTGGTCACAACTGCTTTAGAGTCATCGAAATCCCATAAAGTTGCTTCTTGATCAAAGGCGGTGTTGATCGCCTTCTCAAGAAGTTTCTTCAACTCTGTAACTTCTGTTTCTGTTTCTAGAGTCTTTTCCTCAGTCACCACGAAATCTTTTACGGCACACAATTCCCCATCTCGTCCACACTCTGATTCCTCATTGTCTTTTACAGACAGCGTGCCAGTCAACTGATTCGCCCCGTGGAGTACGGGAGAAACCTCGTACAACTCAACCTCTTTCAGCACATTGGCTTGGTGCTGAGGGTCATAGTCGGCATCAATCGTCTTGTAGCCGATGCTCCATTCCTGCTCTTCTCCAAAGAATGAAACGTTAGCGAAGGCTTCTTTGCCGCGTTGAGAGTTCATATTGAACTGAACCCGTGCGTAGAGTCCGCCCACGCCTGCTGCCCTCATCTTCTCTGGAAGGCGTCGGTCACGAGGCGGCACTTCAATAATGTCCAGAACTTTGCCAATCGGCTCATTCCAGTTGTGTCCCCAGACCACCCGTGGCTTGCGACGTTTGAGAGAACCGTCAAAAGCGCCCGGAATAATGATGTCGCCTACTGAATCTTTATTCCCAATGGCGGCAACAAAACATTCAACAATACCCTGTGCTTTATCAATATTAATCTGTCCGGCACGGGCCTTGAATTTTATATCGTTAACTTCTTCGGAGAAGGTGAGTGCAACCATGTTGATACCTCGCGTAGACAACTACCCACGAGTCTACAACTGATAATAACCACGACAAGGAAGGGTTTACTAAAACTACTTTCAGTAAACTATTAATCGCTCAACTTGAGAAGACAACGACAATTGATAACCAGATGTGGCGGAGCCAGCGGATCTCCGGGGAATCTCAGCGTAACCCCGCTTTTAAAACTATCCCCGATATCGACCGTTTTACTTTCAATAGAAGCATGACCTGCACGAACTTTGTCATCTTTGCGAGTCATCCAAGTTTTGGTCATTGCTCCCGCCCGTCGGCCACCAAAATATAAACCAGCGTTATAAGCACCATTGCTCTCAACTTCTGAGATCGTTACAAGCCTTTTCGTTAACAACGCAGCGAACACCGCACCAATGCTTGTGGCCAACAAGGCAACTTTTGCTGAAATCGGCGCATCATCACCGTCATCACCCAAAAGCATCATGGCCAACAAAATCGCTGCTGCCAATTCTTTCTTAGTGGTTTCATTAACATTTTCGGCACGAACCAACTGCGACTCCACATACGCGCTGATGTCATCGTCTTTGGTGTCCAATTCTTCATCCGACGGACTTAACGCCGTGGCGGACGCTTCCAACATGGCTCCTTCGATTACTGGGCCAAGGTCTTCACGCAACTGCTTGTTCCAAATATCCTTATCAAAAATATTTTCAATTTTCAGATCGCTAGAACTCAACAAACGCTTGGCCTTAGCCCCAGAGACTTTTTCTGTAATTACTCGCTCTTGACGTTGGAAGTAACGTTCAAACGCACGACTAAAAATTGCTTCCCACCGGTCCACATCTTGAGCGGCCTTGGTTTCCCATTCGTCAGCAAAATCAAAATGTTTGATTTCCATATCTTCCGAATCGTCCTTGGGTAATGGGAACTCACCCGGCTGCAATTCTGGCTGCGTAACCTCATTGGGTTCTGGGATCGGAGGAGCGCCCCCCTCAGGAGCAGCCCCCTCAGGAGCAGCCCCCGGCGGAAGAGCGCCCGGTTCCATTCCACCACCGGCACCACCCGGCGGCAAGGCTTCTTCCTTCGGCATTGGCTCTTCGGTATTCCCAATCGGAGCCAAGTTCGGACTGGCCAACATCGAATCGGCAAGATAGGCGTCAACCTTCAATTTGCCCGTCATCTCACGATACTCATTAGGAGTGATCAGACCATGCTGGACTTCGGCCAAAAAGTGACGTTCCTTTTCTTGTTTCGCCAATTCCAAAACCGGAACAGATGAAGTATCGAAGGTCACAAAGAAATTTTCATCCAATACATCCAACCCTCTGGAAAGTAACTCCAAATGGGGATTCATGGTTTCCGACCAGAAGACCCTGCCCTCTTCTGCCGCATTAGAAAAGGTTCGACCAGCAGCATTTCCGATTACTGATTCTGGAACTCCAAACGCTGCAAGGATTTCTTCCTTTGTTATTTGTCGCAGCGAGTCATAAGCCGCTTCTCGTGGACTTGCTGCCGTGTCAACGAAATCTGCTCCATCATCGGATGAGATAACACCGATTCCACCAGTCCTAGAAAGATTCCCCCTAAACCGCGCTTGGAGTTCTTGCTTGTCGTCATCATCAATCATTCCTCTCAATACAAGCAGGCCGCCGGGGCGACCGTCATTAAGCAAAAAGTTCCTGTTGTACAACTTTGCTAATGTTTCAGTTTCTATAGCGACACCAGCCGACTCCATTGGAGTCATCGACAGATACGGATCCAAAGGATGTGGACGGCGAATCCAAATAACATTCTTTGGATTCAAACGCTGCTTCTTCCCATTCGGAAGTTCAACCTCAAACGCTGCGACAAACTTCTTCTGATCTGGGATAGGAGCGGTATTCTGCGGCGGAAGGATGTGCAACGCGACCGGTGCCCCGCCACGACCACGAACGATTTCAATAAAGACGCCCCGCGTACTCATCAACAACTGAGCAGAAACACGAAAACGAAATGCGAACGCACTTTCCCCCTCGTTGGAATTCTGATTTAACAACTTCGCTAGATCTGTGTTCTCTTCTTCCCGCGGCACCCTCTCCCCAAACGGAGAATTGTCCTTGAGAAACATCATCGGCAAACGAGCCTGATTACTAGAAATAGCATCAATCGCCCGATACACCCAAGTGACCTTGGCTAGACCTTCGCGGTATGCCCTTTCAATATCCCACCCGTCGGAGTAGGGCTTGCCAACCAAGCCCGCGTTGTAGGCAACCGGCGCGCCAATCGAAATGGACTTCTTGCCATCGCCCTGTAACGCTTTATTAGTCGAATTCCATACCATATTTATTCAGCACCTAGAAGATATCCATAAACACCAAGACTAAAACCCATTGAAGCAAGCCCTAATCCGATATTCAATTGTCCGAGACCTACACCTAATAGTATGACAGCAGATAACATGCACAGATGAGCAATATTAGATCGGGAGAAAATAGATCTAAAGTCCAACACATTCACTCCCCACATGGATTATTATTTTGAGCATACGGCTATCGAAAGTGTAACCTACAATGACAGATTGGTCAGACATCTATGAGTTCCTTCAACCCAAACCTCCGTTGTTCTGTCCTGAAGCACCTTCCCTAACTCAAAAGACATTTCTACGCTCATCTCACCTTGAAGCCCTATTTGGTGGGGCCGCAGGTGGGGGCAAATCATCCGCCCTATTAATGGCCGCCCTCCAATTCGTTGACGTTCCTAACTACTCTGCCATCCTATTCCGTCGAACATACGCTGACCTTGCACTTCCCGGCGCTCTAATGGATAGATTTCTTGCTTGGGTCAAGGAACATGACGAAATCCGCTGGAATGGCCAAACCTATGTGGCCACATTTCCATCCGGGGCACGAATCACGTTTGGATACTTAAATCACCAAAATGACTATCTTCGATACAAGTCCAGTGAATTCCAATTCATAGGCATGGATGAGGTCACTGAAATCCGTGAATTCGATTACCGCTATCTTTTCTCTCGCCTGCGTAAACCCAACACCGGAGAGTTGGCACAGGTTCCTCTCAGAATGAGGGCAGCCTCCAACCCGGCACCCAACTGGGTTAGACAGCGATTCATCGTGGAAGGTCCGGAAAACAAAGACCGTGTCTTCGTCCCCAGTTTCCTAGACGACAACCCCGGCATTGACCCTGAGTCCTACCGGCGAGCGCTCCAAGAGATAGATCCGATTGAACGCCAGCGGTTGGAAAACGGCGACTGGTGGGCGGTGTCCACGGGATCCCTGTTCGACCGGGAAAATTTCATCGTTACCGAACCGACCGATCTGCCAAATTTTGTAGATCCAACATGGTGTCGCTTTTGGGATCTCGCAGCAACCGAACCCTCCCATGTCAACCCTGACCCCGACTGGACGGTCGGAGTGCTTGGAGCATTTGACGGAGGCGTGTTCTATATCATCGACGTTCAAAGAATCCGGGCCAAGGGCGACAAGATAGAACGCCTCATCGCAGAGACTGCCGAATTGGACGGACCCCACGTTCCAATCAGAATGGAGATGGAACCGGGAAGCAGCGGAAAAAACCTGATCGACCAATACGCCCGTTATGTTCTCCCCGGAACAGACTTCTTGGGCATACGGGCCACCGGAGACAAAACCACACGGGCACGCCCCTTCGCTGCGGCTGTAGCCAACGGCAACGCCCGCCTAGTGCGTGGTCCATGGATTTCCGACTATCTAGACGAAATGGCTACGTTCCCTGAATCAGCGTGGCACGACGATCAAGTTGACGCCACCTCTGGATGCTTCAATGAGGTCGCCGGTTTAGGCCACCGCCAGCGTGGACGGGTCTCCATCATCATCTAGTCCTTGACACACGCGGTCAACCGGGATACGGTCAGCGCTCCGGCCATCCGGCGTCGCCCGACCAGCGTCGTTCGCCCGTTAGAGGGGCTGGTATCTTCATGCCTCGTGGTGGGGCACTGAACTACACTTCGTGGTGGAGTCCGGCAGCGACCAGCACCATTACCAGAACGAAATCGGACGAAGTGTGGATGCCCGCTGACCGACCGCTTCTGTTCAAAGCGCAAGGTGCCATTTACGACAGTCCGACTGTGACCGGAGTAAATCTTGGTTCTCCCTTTGGAGGGCCAAGAACTCTCGCCCTCCTGCTCCCAGAGTAACGATTTGATTTGGTCATAAAGTAAAAGTTTCTAAAACCAATATAATAAAAACCCAGAATCGAACAGGTGTTCGCTAAAAATGTCTGGCGCGATGGCGTTGCGTCCGAACCGTAAAGATGGTATTTTCATATTACTATCTACTATCCAGAGAGGGATCTAGCGTGGGCCTTCAAGAAGAAACACAGGCAATCCTCAGCAGGCTTGATGAAGCCATCGTCCATGAACGAGGAGCCACTGATCCCGAACGGGAGATACGGCTGATCTTTTTGGGTTTCATACTTGGTGAAACAAAGAAGATGGTCAGCATGTTACAAAAGGAGGCTGCGGACCTTTTGCTGGATTCGGATTGGGACCGAAGCCCGATGGAGAATCAACAGTTTTCATTAGAGACGAAGACGGGCCAGCCGCGCAAGAAGTGGGACCACAAAGCACTTGCTGCACTGGTCGCTAGCAGAATCAATGACCGTAGTATTGACATGGATACCGGGGAACTTCTCAAAACTCCACAAGAACAAATCATAGAACTGCTTGAATACGCCTCAGCCTCCTATTGGAGAGTTGGAGCATTGAAAGAACTTGGCATTGATGTGGACGAATACTGTGAAGTTCTAGATCCCATAACCAACCTAATTTACAGGAGTAAGGAAAATGGCTGAAAAGTCTCAGGCTGATCAACTAGCCAAACCATTTGACGAAACGTTAATTGAAACCCGCACCCTTGGGGGCAAGCAGTTCGATTTTGTCAAGGTGGCTGAATACATTGCCCGGTTGAACAATGTGCTAGGTCCGGGTAACTGGAACTATGAAGTTTTGAAGTGTTACGTTGAGCCAAAATACAACGACAACGTAGTTGCCCATGTGCGGGTCACTGCCAAGATCGACGGCGAGATGTGTTCAAAGGAACAATACGGCGGGGCAAAGATCAAGATGATGAAGTCCGGCGAGGTCATGAATCTTGGCAACGACTTCAAAACAGCCGTATCGGATGCTTTCAAAAAGGCGTGTCAGGGAGTGGGCATCGCTCTCCATTTGGCCCGAAGCGAAGAAGCCTTGACGTTGGAGTTGGAAGAGTCTTATCCAGTAGAGGGAGATCATTGGCAGGTTTTTGCTGAAAACTTCCGATCTTTGGACGATGCCAAGAAAGACCTATTCCGTACATGGTTCGCTGAGAACGTTCCGGGTGAGAGTAAGCCCAACCGACACATGGATCCCGACCTGTTCGCCAAATGTCAAGTAGAGGTTATTCGTTTGATGATGGATGCCGAATATGTGGAAGAAAAAGAAACGTTCTGATGGCCAACATCAGCGCTATGCGACACGACACCCTCACTCTTGGAGAATGGAAAAAGGCTCGTGATGCTGAGGTTCAACGAGCAAAGAAAGAGAAAGAGAAGGAGAAGCAGAAACGGTCTGAGCAATGACAGAACTAGC